CGAGAGTTATCGCGATCGGTGACTATTGGAGTCAGAATCTTCTTCGGCCCATTCATGATTCAATTATGAATGTGCTAAGAAGACTCGAAACTGATGGTACGTATAATCAAAATGCTCAAGTAGAACGAATTCTAATTGAATCATTTGGTCATGCGTGCTATAGTTTCGATTTGTCATCTGCAACAGATAGATTCCCGGTAGAAATACAGGAGAGATTACTCTCAACTATATTCACACCAGAGATCGCTCAATTGTGGAGGACAATTTTGACTGCAAGAGCCTATTCTACATGCGACAATAAGCATTATCGCTGGAAAGTAGGACAGCCATTAGGATTATTATCTTCATGGGCTGTCTTCTCTCTAACGCATCATGCTGTCATAGAATATTGCGCACTGAAAGAAGGATTGCCATCCTTTAGACAGTATGCAGTATTAGGTGACGATGTCGTCATATGGAACTCATCGGTGGCCTCTGCTTACGAAAAGCTAATGAAAGTAATTGGTGTTGAAATCAATTACTCCAAAAGCTTAGTAGGCACAGACCGTGTCCATCGGGTAGAGTTCGCTAAGCGAATTCTATTCAAAGGACAAGAGATTTCAGGTGTGAAACCTGGAGTACTAATTCAAGCTGATAAACACATTTCTATGTTTCCCAGCATGATACAAGTACTACAGGAGCACAACTGGAATCTACCATGGGCTGAGATCTCCCCCCCTCATTTGTCTGTAAACAAACGAAGGGCCCTTGCAATTCTTCTTTGGGACTATCTTGGCGTTATGCCCACCATTGAAGGCGGTCACATATCATCGCAAGATATCAGTCTAGAAACATTAAGAAAACAAACCTTAATGTTCAGGATTGATTCCCTGAAAGAAAAGCAAGAGCGTCTTGATAAGATACTCGACAAGGCATTGCCTATCGAAGATCTTTTCAAGAAGGAGGGAATAGACGTCTCAGATCGTCTAATTGGGTTAGAGGGTTACGGCGGAAGCCTACATCCCGTTGTATGGGCTATCAACCAGACTGGTGAGGAGATGGCAATCTCCTTATCAATCATGGAAGATATCCTACACAGCGAGGATGCGGAAATCCCGTCGGAGCTACCTATAGAGTACTTACCTGTCCCATCCATGATGGCTTACTTCGGAGATCGACATGATCTTAGAGAGCAGTTTCATACACGAATGGTTTTGAAGGCTTGGAAGAAGTTATGTTCCCAAGACTGATATCA